TATAGCTACAGAATGGAATAATGCATTACTAGTAATTGAAAATGCAAATATAGGTTGGGCTGTATTACAAGTTGCAATTGATAAAGGATATGAAAATTTATATTATTCATATAAACAAGATGCATATGTTGATGAAGATGTACATTTAAGAAAGGGATATGATTTAAAAAATAAAGCACAAAAAGTTCCTGGCTTTTCAACAACATCAAAAACAAGGCCTTTGATAATTTCTAAATTAGAAACATATTTTAGAGAAAAATCTCCGGTTGTAAAGTCAAAACGATTGGTAGATGAACTATATGTCTTTATATGGAATGGTTCAAGAGCAGAAGCACAAAGAGGATATAATGATGATTTAGTAATGGCATTTGGAATTGCGTTATGGGTAAGAGATACTGCATTACGATTACATCAACAAGGTGTAGATTTGTCTCGAAAGGCTTTAGGTCATTTTGGCAAATCAAAAGGAGTATATACATCAACAAAAGATACTCCAAAAGAGTGGCAATGGAAATCAGGTGACAAGGATAATGAAGATTTAACCTGGCTTTTAAAGTAATAAGATATTTATATAAAATTGGAAAATTATGGCAGATAAATCATTAAGAGCACGTTTAAGTAGATTATTTGCAACTAACGTCGTTGTAAGACGAATTGCAAAAAATAGATTAAAGGCAGTCGACACAAATAGACTTCAATCAACTGGAAATATGACTAATAAAAGATATGTCGATAGATTTTCAGGAGTTCATAGAGGCATGCCAGGCTATGGGACATATAATCAAAATCAAACATTTCATACATCAAAAATAGAATTATTTACAGATTATGAAGCAATGGATATGGACCCGATATTATCATCAGCATTAGATATATATGCAGACGAATCAACTGTTAAAGATAATGATGGAGATACATTGACAATTAATTCTTCAAATGATGAAATTAGAAAAATTTTAAGAAATTTATTTTATGATGTATTAAATATAGATTATAATTTATGGCCATGGATTAGAAATGCATGTAAATATGGAGACTTTTATTTACATTTGGATATAGAAGAAGAAATTGGAATTGTGAATGTAACTCCAATTTCTCCATATGAATTGAGACGTGATGAAGGATTTGACCCAGAAAATCCATACGCACATAAATTTGTATTAGAACAAACTCATGGAGGATCTGCTCAATGGGCTGGTGGAGGCGGAAGTGAAATGCAAGAATTTCAGCCATTTGAAATAGCACATTTTAGATTATTATCTGATACAAACTTTTTACCATACGGTAAGTCAATGATCGAATCAGCTAGAAAAATATTTAAACAATTAACATTAATGGAAGATGCAATGTTAATTCATAGAATAATGAGAGCGCCAGAAAGAAGAATTTTCAAAATAGATGTAGGAAATATTCCACCTGCAGAAGTTGATAATCATATTCAAAATATTATCAATAAAATGAAAAAAGTTCCTTATATAGATGAGAAGACGGGAGATTATAATCTTAAATTTAATATGCAAAATATGATTGAAGATTTCTTTTTGCCAGTTAGAGGAGGAGAATCAGGAACGGCTATCGAATCATTACCAGGATTATCTAGTGATGGACAAATTGAAGATATTGATTATTTGAAAAACAAACTATTTTCTGCATTAAAAATACCAAAAGCATTTTTAGGATATGATGAAGGAGTTGAAGGGAAGGCAACATTAGCCGCGGAAGATGTTAGATTTGCAAGAACAATAGAAAGACTACAAAAAATATTTGTTTCAGAACTTACAAAAATTGCAGTAGTTCATTTATATACACAAGGATATAAAGATGAAGATTTAGTTAATTTTGAATTATCATTGACTAATCCATCATTAGTATATGAAAAACAAAAAGTTGAAACATTAAACGAAAAAATTGGATTAGCAAATACATTGAAAGAATCAAACATGTTTTCTCAGAGATGGATATATGAAAATATATTTGGATTGAGTCAAGATGAATGGACTGCAGAACAAGAACAAGTGATTGAAGATCTGAAACAACAATTTAGACATGAACAAATTAAAGGTGAAGGTAATGACCCAAGAAAGACAAATCAGTCATTTGGTACACCGCATGATATAGCTTCAATGCATGTTGCTAATAAAGGAGGATTGTTACCAGGCCAAGAACAAGAACATGTAGCAGGACCAGGAAGACCGCAAGGACCTATAAATGGAAAGTCCCATGATTCCACATTTGGACGTGATCCATTAGCAATAAAATCGATAGGATCAACATTCTCAGGAGACAAATCTCCATTACAGCACAAATATAAAGGAGGGTCACCATTAAGTACAGAAAATGTTGAAATAAACAATTTGCTCGATTCATTAAAATCTTCGACAAAATCATCTAATGTAATCCAACAAACGATGTTAAATGAGAAGAAAAGTGATGATGACGGAACAATGTTAGATGAAAGTCAATTGATTGATTAAAAATTCATCATTGATTTCATAAACACTAGCATATTTATTAAAAAATTATGAATATACAGGGCGCAATTTCATGAAACGAATTAAACATTCAAAGGTTAAAAACACCGGATTAATATTTGAATTGCTCGTACGACAGGTCGCGTCTGACACAATGAATAATAATGATTCAAAAGCACTTCGTGTGCTTAAAAAACATTATAATTCTAAGTCAGAACTAACTAAAGAACTTAAGTTATATCGTACATTAGCTGAAGAAAAATTTAAAAGCGAATTAAAAGCTGAAAAATTTGTTGAAGCAGTATTAAGAGCAAGAAAGGAGATTAATGAATCTCAATTAAGACGGGATAAATATAACTTGATTAAAGATCTTAAAAACAATTATATAGTAGAAGACTTTTTTAAATCAAGAGTTAAAAATTATAAATTACATGCATCGACTTTCAAATTGTTTGAATTTGCAGAAGCCGATGATCCGAAGGAATATGTTTCATGTAAATTTGCTTTGGTGGAACATGTACAAACAGCACCAAAGAAACAATCGAGTGCCCCATCACTTACTTCGGAACATAAAGATGTACGTATTCTAGCTAGTAAATTAGTAGTTGATAAATTTAATAACAAATATTCAAAATTAAGTGCGCCCCAAAAGAAAATGCTTAAAGAATATATTAATAATGTTACAAATTCAGTTAAATTACGTAAATATATTTTAACAGAGATTAAATCTTTACGAAATGAAATTAAATCTTTAAGGCCTACTATTCCTAGTAAAATTATTAGAATCAAACTAAATGAAGTTAGTAACTTGTTGATGGAATTAGGAAGAAAACATTTAGTTGAAGATAAAGATGTCCTAACAATGCTTAGATATTATGAGCTTGTAAATGAACTTAAAAAAATAGGGAATAAATAATGGCTAGAGTATACGACAATCCGTATTGGAATCATCAAACATCGGGTTCAAATAGTTCAAAGATTCCTCGTGAAATACAAAAACATAGTAAATATCATTCAGCCGTTACATGGACTGGTGGTTTATTAAATGTTTCTGGCCAAGGATATGGAGCATTTTTAATCTCTGGTAGTTCAGTTGCTGCTAGTGATATAGGACATGCTGTTGATGGAGCCATTACCGAAACAGGAGGTACTGTTATTGGATTAAGAAGTTTTAGTGCTGGAGTCATACATGATGTTGGCGTTAATTCAATATCGGGTAGTGCTGCTGGCGGCGGCGCAGTTCACTTATTTAAAAGAAGACAATAGGAGTTAATATATGGACTATTTAAAAAAGTTTAAAAAATATTTAAGTGAAGATTTAGATAATGTATCTGCAAAATCTAAATTTAAAGACTTAGATGATAAAGACATTGACAATGATGGAGATGTAGATGATTCAGATTCATATCTTCATAATAAACTAAGTAATGTTGCTAAAAATGTAAAAGAAGAAGAAGAATTAGAAGAAGCAAATGTTACTGGTAATTTAGATGGCGGCGAAGGTCCACCAAAAACACCTTATGCATTTGGAAAGAAAGAAGACGAAAAAGATAATGCAGAAGTATTTGATTATAAAAAAGCTAAAGATACTAATAAACATGTTGTAAAAGTTGAAAGTATCTATAAAAAAATGATGAGAGAATTAAGTGGAACTAAACTTAATGAAACATCATATAGAGATTTTAAAAAAGATCCAACATCAACACCTCAACAAAAAGTTAACAGAGGAATATCAGAAGTTAATAAAATGTTAGGTTTAATGGAAAAGATCGTAAATAATAACTTAAGGTTAAAAACAGAAATGGGAGTTCAATCAAATCATTTTTGGAAATCTACCGGCAAACGATTTGCAAAAATTAATGAAAGAATGACAAGGATTGCAAATCGATTAAAAGAATTATCACAATAATAAACAGTAGGTCATCCACCGAAAAGGTGCTACTATAAACAAAAGAGGAGAAAAAAGATGAAATACACATTAACATGGCAAGATTTTATGCGCCAGCCAGAAAATAAAGCGCTAAAAGAATCAAAAGGTATACATGCATGCAAGCAAAAATTTATTCAAGAACAGAATAAAATGATGTGGATGGACCCAATGATTATTAACGAAACAAATTCACCGGGTGTAGCAGTTGCAAATAATAATTCAGCTAACCAAGGAAGTTCGACACAGTTTATAACAGGCCAGGCCGCAAAAGTATCAACATTTACATGGGCGGGTGAATTATCATCAGCAGTAACAGCATCTGCAAACTTTGGTATAACAATTCATGCATTACAAAATGGAACATCATTTAATAGAAATCATGACGATTTAAGAAAAACAATATTATTGGCATTTGTAACAGGCTCAGATTTAGCTAGTCTAGATTTAGTAGGTCTTTCAACTACAGCACCAGATGGAAATCCTTATGATGTAGTTGTAACAGCTTCATGTCATCCAGCATTTACAGGTCCTATAGCAGATACGACAGGTTCATGGACACAAGTAATGGCAAATGCAATTAATGGTCAAGGTGCAGGAGCAATATTAGCAGGATTTACAAATACTATAGCGCCATCAACATTGATTTCAGCTGCAACAGCATCGAATGGAGGAACATTGGTAATTACTAATGTTGCAAATGGAGGTGTACCGTTAGCAACTACAGATGTAGCATCGACAACCGGTTCAATTGCTTCAACAACATTAGGGACAGATACTTTCCATAATGAACAAGGAGCACAGACATTTGAAGGACATTTATTACCATATGCAGCAATGCCAAGAAAACAATAAGGGATGAATAATGGATAAACAATTATTAGTAGATTATACAGTATTTGAGGTTTCGCCTCAAGCAATTAATGAATCATTAACTCAAAATAATCTC